ACATCTTCCACGCCCAGGGGAAGATCTACGAGGAGAGCGCGTCCAGGATGTTCAGCGTCCCCCTGGACCGGGTCGACAAGAAGCTCCGGGCGAAGGGGAAGATCGCCGAGCTGGCCCTGGGTTACCAGGGATCCACCGGGTCCCTGATCTCTATGGGCGCCCTCACGATGGGCCTGGAACCGAGAGAGCTCCAGCCCCTGGTCGACGCCTGGAGATATGCGAACCCCAAGATCGTCCAGCTGTGGGAGGACCTGGAGGACTCGGTGATCGAGGCCCTCCTGGATGGCCACAGTAAGCTGGGCCCGCTCCGCTTCATCCACCTGAAGGGGACCCTCTACATCCAGCTACCCAGCGGGCGACGCCTGGCCTACGCCAGCGCCCGCGTGGAGCGATGGCAGGGCCGCCAGACTGTGGGCTTTATGGCCTGGATCCAGGGGAAGTGGCAGAAGGACCGACTCTATGGTGGAAGGATCGCGGAGAACGTGGTCCAGGCCATCGCCAGGGACATCCTGGCGGAGAAGATGCTGATCCTGGACAAGACCGGCTTCCGTATTATCTCCACCATCCACGACGAGATCCTGATGGAGGGGGAGCCTGGCGATCTGGCCAAGGCCCTGAAGGTTATGGCCTGGCCGGTCGCCTGGGCTCCCGGTCTACCCCTGACCGCGGACGGATTTGAATCACCGTATTTTAAAAAATAACCAACCAAGTATGAACCAAGAACTAGAGCAACTAATCGAGAAGCTGGAAGGACTGAGAGAGGCCGCCAAGCGGGCCCACCTGGAGGACAAGGCGATCGCCTTCGACATCGCTGTGAATAACGCCAAGGCCATGATCAGGAGCCGGCCGGTGGAAGACTTCGGGACCGTCCCCGAAGAACTGAGCGCGATCCTGGACGAGCTCCGGAGAGCCACCGGACGGGCCGAGTCGGTCACCCAGGCCAGCACCCTGAAGGACGTGGCGGCCATGATCCAGGGACGCCTGGCGGAGATCTCCCCCAGGATGGCAGCCGAGCGCCGGATCCAGGATATGAAGCACCCGACCAAGGTGGAGCTGGAGGACCTGGGTGGACCCAGGAAGACGATCGAGGTCCAGACCGACGACGGCCGCCTGAAGGTCGGAAGGCTCAGCCACGAGGAAGCCCAGCTCCACCGCGGCGTCCCCTCCTGGGTGGTGAAGATGATCCGCTTCCTGGTCTTCATCCCCCTGGCCTTCGTGGCCTGGGTCATCCTGATCGGATGGCTGGCGGGGGAAGGCGGGACGACCGTCACCGGGCGGATCTGTGCCTCGGTGGCTGGGCTGATCTGGCTCCTGGTAATCACCGCATACATCCACGAATTTAATCAACGACATCCATGAACAAGCTAGACATCGCCGTGGCCCTGGCCCGCGGCCAGAAGAACATGAAGACCTGGCGCAATAAGCCGATGACCTGGGAGGAGCTGGTCGCCAGGACGGCCGCCGTGAAGCGGACCGCTGAGACGGTCATCGAATACTGGGCCATGCCTAAGGAGGAGCGGGGCCTGATCAAGACCCAGGCCGGCGGCTACTTCGGCGGCTACCTGACCGGCGGGCTGAGGCGCAAGGGCCAGGTCCTCCACCGCCAGCTCCTCACCCTGGACGCTGATCAGGCGGGGGCCGACTTCTGGGACGTCCTGGAGCTGGTCCTCCCTGGGATGGCAGCGGTCGCCTACTCGACCCACAGCTCCACCAGGGACCGGCCCAGGCTGAGGCTGATCATCCCCCTGAAGACTGTAGTAAGTGAGGAACAATATCAGCCCCTGGCCAGAGCCGTGGCCGAGCTCCTGGGGATGAACCGCTTCGACGCTACCAGCTACCAGGCGACTCAGCTGATGTACTGGCCCAGCGCCTCGGCCGATGGCCCCTTCGCCTGGGCTGAACAGAAGGGCGACTGGCTGGACCCTGAACAGCTCCTGGCCTTCCGCTACCCAGGAGGATGGCAAGATATAAGCGCCTGGCCGATGGGTGACGGGGAACAGCTGAAAGAATACGAGGGCAAGGCTGGAGAGCTGGCCGCGGATCCGACCCAGAAGCCTGGCTGGATCGGCGCCTTCTGTAGGGCCTACCGGATCGAGGAAGCGATCGCCACCTTCCTGGGTGATGTCTACCAGGAGGAGGACGATGGCCGCTACACCTACAAGGGTGGCAGCACGACCCACGGCGTGATCCTTTTCGCTGATGGCCACGCCAAGAGCTACCACGACACCGACCCGGCGGGCGGTCGGCCTAGGAACGCCTTCGACCTGGTGAGGATCCACCTCTTCGGAGAGCTGGACCTGAAGGCTGACCTGGACCGGGATCACCCAGGGAGCTGGCCATCCTTCAAGCGGATGGAACAGCTTTGTCTGAACGACGCCGAGGTCCGGGAAGAGTGGAGCCAGGAAGACCCGGCTGGCTTCTTCCAGGAAGAGGAAGGGGATGAGCCTGGGCTGGTGGATGAAGTGAAGCCACCGACCAAGAAGTGGAGGGGGCTCCTGAAGATGAACCGCTCCGGCTTCCTGAAGACCCTGAACAACTTCGTCCTGATCCTACAGAACGATCCCAGGCTGAAGGGCCGGCTGAAGTTTAACGAGTTCACCAGGAAGGGACTGATCGATGGCCGCGGCTTCACCGACGCGGATCTCAGCGACGTGAGGCTGATCATTGAGAAGGACTACAACAACCTGAGCCACAAAGATCTCACCCAGGAGGCCGTCCAGGTAGTGATGAAGGAGGGCGCCTTCCACCCGGTCCGCGATTACCTGGCAGCGGCCAGGAGATCCTGGGACGGGGAGCGGAGGCTGGACCGTCTCCTGGTGGACTACCTGGGCGCGGAGGATAATGACTACACGAGAGCCGTGACCAGGACGACCCTGGTGGCAGCGGTCGCCAGGATCCACCGCCCTGGGATCAAGTTCGACCACGTCCTGACCCTGGTCGGTCCCCAGGGAGCTGGCAAGTCCACCCTGGTGGCCCGCCTGGGTGGCGCCTGGTACTCCGACAGCCTGACCACCGTCCAGGGGAAGGAAGCCGCGGAGCTCCTGGCTGGCTTCTGGCTGATCGAGATGGGAGAGCTGGCCGGTCTACGGAAGCACGAGGCCGAGATCATAAAGAACTTTATCAGCCGGCCGGAGGACGTCTTCCGGGCCGCCTATGGAAGGAACACCGAGGCCCACCCCAGAGAGTGTATATTTATAGGGACCACTAACACCGAGGGCTTCCTGAAGGACGCGACCGGGAACCGCCGCTTCTGGCCGGTCCCTGTCACCGGCGGGAAGACTTCGCTGAACGTCTGGCGGGATCTCCGGGAGGCCGACGTCCTCCAGATCTGGGGCGAAGCCGTGGCCGCCTGGGAAGACGGGGAGCCGATCTACCTGGACCGGGAGATGGAACAGAAAGCCAGGGAGCGCCAGGAGGACCACCACGAGGTCGATGACCGGGCCACCCTGATCCAGGACTACCTGGAGATCCTTCTCCCATCGGGCTGGGACCAGATGGATCTGGATGAGCGGATCCGGTGGCTGGATGGCCTGAAGGGGGACGACAGTCTCCAGGCCAGGGGGACGGTCCGGCGCCAGAAAGTTAGCGCGGCGGAGATCTGGCTGGAATGTTTACGCGGGGCAGCGGAGCGGATGGACAGCAACCGGACCAAGCCGATCCACGATATAATGAAGAAGCTGGAGGGCTGGGAGCGGGCGCCCTGGATGAAGCGGGGGCCTTACGGTAAGGTAATTACCTACATAAGGGCGGCTAAAACTGGGGAAGCATGAGCGCGACCCCAGCACCTTCCCCAGGCGCGACCCCAGGGGCGTCCCAGGCTGGTGGCGGCTTCCGGGCTATCGGGGAAGGTGGGGAAGCGAATTTATATAGAGGTAGAAATATAATATATAGGGGGGATGGGCCTGGGGGCGCCCGCGTAATATGTGCACCCGCGTAAGCATTTAGGAAACGCATGGAAAAACGCTACCCCACCAACCCCGCTACCCCAGGCAAGAAAAACCGACAAATATGGAGAGCATAGAAAAAAGGATCGAGCAGAAACTAAAGGACGGCGTCAAGCGCCAGGGAGGCCTGGCCCTGAAGCTGTGGCCGATCTCCTTCACCGGATTACCGGACCGGATGGTCCTGTTACCAGGGGCCAGGATCGACTTCATCGAGCTGAAGGACCTGAAGGAAGGGCCAAGCCCCCGCCAGCTATACGTCCACCGCCAGCTCCGGGAGCTGGGCTTCAATGTATTTACTTTAAACACCGACCTAGCGGTCGAGAATTACTTAACATCAATTCAACAATTATGAGAGCAATCCAAGTAAGACCAGGGACTCAGTCCATTTACACCGACCAGGCTGACTATGTCGGCGAGATCCGGGGCCAGGACTACCTGAACGAGATCGTCCGCCGCTTTAATGGCTTCGCCGCCCAGGAAGAACAGCTCCAGGATCTGAAGGATGAGCTGGCCGAGATCAAGCGGGACCGGGATGGCCAGAAGGACAGGATCCAGGACCTGGAGCAAGAGGTCGAGGATCTCCAGGGCGAGATCAATGACAGGGAGGTGGACGATGAGATCTAAAAAGGATCTTCACCCCTACCAGGAGGCCGCGATCAGCCACGTCATCAAGAACCCGGCGGCCGGGCTCTTCCTGGATATGGGTCTGGGCAAGACAGCCGCCACCCTGACCGCGATCCAGGAGCTACTTTATGACAGGTTTGAAGTCTCCAGGGTCCTGGTGATCGCCCCCAAAAGGGTGGCCAGGGACACCTGGACGGACGAGATCGCCGCCTGGGATCACCTGGCAGATCTGACCACCTCCAGGATAATGGGCACAGCGGCCCAACGCCTGGCCGCGATCAAGACCCCGGCCGACATCCACCTGATCAACCGGGAGAACGTCCCCTGGCTGGTCACTCAGATGGCCAGGACCTGGCCCTGGGATCTGGTGGTGATAGACGAACTGAGCAGCTTCAAGAGCCCCAGCGCCAAGCGCTTCCGGGCACTCAGGAAGGTCCGCGGCAAGATCTCCAGGGTGATCGGCCTCACGGGAACGCCAGCCCCCAACGGCCTCCTGGATCTGTGGAGCCAGGTCTATCTCCTGGACCAGGGGGCCAGGCTCGGCCTCACCCTGGGAGAATACCGGAAGGACTTCTTCTTCCCGGCGGCCACCTATGGGATGATCGTCACCAAGTACGGGCTGAGAAGGGGCGCGGAAGCCCAGATCCACGAGCGGATCGGGGACATCTGTATCAGTATGAAGGCCAGCGACCACCTGGATCTTCCTGGTCGCCTGGACCAGGTCTACCCCGTCCGCCTGGGGGATGAGTTAACCGAACATTATCGTAAATTCGAGGAGGACTGCGTGATGGAGGTGGAGGGCGAGGAGATCACCGGCGTGAACGCCCTGGCGATGTCGACTAAGCTCCTTCAGTTCACCAGCGGGGCGATCTACACCGACCTGGGAGGATGGGGAAGGATCCACGACCACAAGCTGGACGCCCTGGAGGACATCTACGAGGCCGCCCTGGGCTCCCCGGTCCTGGTCTTCTACCAATACCGCCACGAGCTGGAGAGGATCCAGGAGCGCTTCCCAGGGGCCAGGGTGATGGACTCAGCCCAGGACGTGAAGGACTGGAACACGGGAGAGGTCCCCCTGATGGTGGCCCACCCGGCCAGCGCCGGCCACGGGCTGAACCTCCAGGCGGGCGGTCACCGGATCGTCTGGTTTACCTTGCCCCGAAGCCTGGAGCTCTACGAGCAAGCCATCCACCGCCTGGATCGCCAGGGCCAGACCAGGGTGGTCGTTAACCAGATCCTGATGACCAGGGGGACGGTCGAGGATGACCTGGCCCTGGCGCTGACCGCCAAGACCAGAACCCAGGAGAGACTGATGGAAGCCGTGAAGGCCAGGCTAAAACGTGTAAAGGATGAAGCGTAAATTCACCGCGGTCTTCCAGATCCAGGGGATGGATGAAGAGCGGTCTATCCCGATGGACCTGGCGACTGTGACCAACTGGATCACCCAACGTAAAAAAATGTATCGTGAACTACTAGCCAGGCGCCGGTGGAGGCTCTTCCTGGAGACAGAGAGCCGGCCGGACCTGGCTAAAAAAACTGAAACGTATGAGCAATGAGCTATTTATCGCTGGAAGCCTGGAAGAAATCATCGAGGCGAACCCGGAGAAAACCTTCCTTTCGGCGGATGGCCTGGAGGGCGCTGTTATTGGCTACAAAGGGGAGCGCCTGGTTTATTCTGTGGCGAAGTGTATCGACATCCTGATGGAGGATATGAGTCGGGAGGACGCCCTGGAATATTTTGACTTTAACACCAGGGACGCCTATGTCGGGGAACAGACCCCGATCTGGATGGAAGACCTATAAACGAAAGGGCCCCGGAGGGAACTCCAGGGCCGTCTTGTTTGACTTATCGGTCATCCAATACCCATTAACTCAAACTTCTATATCCTAGCGGAAAATACATAAAAAAGCCGGACTTTCGTCCGGCCACCAATTCAACCCAAGTATGACCAAGAGGCCAAAAATAGGGATTAATCAACACTATGTTGATAAAATAACGCTGAATTAATCACATAACCCGCCTAATATTGAACCGATGACAACAAAGAAGAAGACCGCAACCAAGCCCAAGGCCCCCGCCCAGGCGCCGGAGATCCCGGTCCAGGGTGGAGGGCTGAAGGTCGCCCAGGAACCTGGTGAGGTGGTCAAGTGGAGCCCAGCCAACAACCTGACCGACGCGGATCGGGCCAAGGGGCGGGCTGTGGTGGCTGACAAGTCCAACCAGCTAAAGATAAAAATGCTGGAGGCGCTAGAGTATAACCTGGGAATCGTCACCCCGGCGGCCGAGATGGCTGGGATCAGGCGGGAGACTCACTACGACTGGATGAAGACCGACCCGGACTACAAGGCCAAGGTCGAGAGCTTCCAGGACGTCGCCCTGGACTTCGCCGAGCGGAAGCTGATCCAGTCGATCAAGCGGGGATCCGACACCGCCAATATCTTCTACCTGAAGACCAAGGGCAAGAAGCGGGGCTACATCGAGCGGACCGAGCTGGATATGAGCGGCCAGCTGAATCTTAACTGGAACGAGGTAAAAAACTATAATGGAGCTAACGATCAAGCAGACGACCGGGATCGACATATTACAGGACCGGAAGACTAGGGAGCTCTACTTCGGTGGAGGAGCTGGTGGAGGGAAGAGCGCCCTGGGATCCTACTGGCTGGGGAAGGTTTGTTGCCTCTACCCAGGATCCAGGTGGATGATGGCCAGGGCGGAGCTGAAGAACCTGAAGAAGACCACCCTCCAGACCTTCTTCGAGGTGATGGCCAGGCAGGGAGCCCAGGCTGGCTATCATTACCGATACGCCGAACAGTCGGGCGTCATCTACTGGGCCAACGGGAGCCAGATCGTCCTGGCGGACCTATTCGCCTATCCGGCCGATCCGAACTTCGACGCCCTGGGATCCCTGGAGATCTGTGGGGGCTTCATCGACGAGGCGCCCCAGGTGACTGAGAAGGCCAAGGGGATCGTGATCTCCAGGATGAGATATAAGCTAAAACAATATTGCCACCTTTGTGGGAACCAGGAGAAGGCTGAGATCCTGGAACAGGACGCCAATGGTGAGCCCATCCTGTGGAGGTGCGCCAACGGCCACCGCTCCAGGGGGCTGATCCCCAAGCTCCTGATGACGGGCAACCCCTCGAAGAACTGGGCCTATTATCAGTTCTACCTGGCCCATAAAGATGGCCAGCTGAGGGAGGACCGGGCCTTCATCCAGGCCCTGGTGAAGGACAATAAACATATCCCGGAGGAATACATCAAGACCCTCCTCAGCCTGGACAAGAACAGCCGGGAGAGGCTTCTCCTGGGTAACTGGGAATACGATGACGATCCGGCCACCCTGATCGACTTCGAGCGGATAACCCAGATCTACAAGAACGACCACGTCCCAGAAGGGGAGCGCTGGATCACGGCCGACGTCGCCCGCTTCGGGAAGGACTCCACCGTGATCGGGCTGTGGTCGGGCTTCAGGGTGAAGATCCGCCGCTACCAGGGACTGGCCACCACCCAGGTGACCGCCAAGATCCGGGAGCTCCAGGAGCGCCACCAGATCCCAAGCTCCAGGGTGATCGTGGACGAGGATGGCCTGGGCGGCGGCGTGGTGGATCAGCTGGGATGTAGGGGCTTCGTGAATAACTCGACCCCCATCGGCGGGGAGAACTTCAACAACCTAAAAAGTCAATGCTATTTCAAGCTAGCCGAACGGATCAACCAGGGCGGCCTCCTGGTGGTGGAGGTGGAGGATCACGAGAAGGCCCTGATCACCGAAGAGCTGGAACAGGTCAAACAGGATAAGATGGACTACGATGGCAAGCGCCAGGTCGTCCCCAAGAACAAGGTCAAGGAACTGATCGGGAGATCTCCCGATTACTCAGATATGCTAATGATGAGAGAGCTGGGGGACCTGGTCCAGGCTCCTGAATTTTTTATACTATGAATCTACAACTATGTCAATAATCGACGCCATCCTCAGCCCCTTCCGGGGGCCAGCCCTGAACGGGAAGAAGAGCCTGGACCCTACCCAGGCCCACCTGAACTACAGCCCCCTGGTCCCCATCAATGTCTCGGCTGTGGGGGCCTATGGGACCGGGAACTATGTGAAGGCCTACCTCACGAGCGCCGACCTCTACAGCGTGGTGACCTTCCTGAATAGGAAGATGGCCTCCATCCCCTGGTATGTCTACGAGGTGAACAAGGGGGCGGACGCCCAGAAGGCGCTCAGGCGCTACAAGGATATGACCCGCCAGGAGATGAACGTCCAGACCTGGATGAAGGCCCAGCGACTCAGGAAGGCGGCCTACGACGAGAACGCCATCCTTAGCGACGGGGAGGGCCTCGGTCGCCTGATGGCCAGGCCGAACGGTCACCAGGGCCAGGATCAGTTTATGGAGAGCGCCTTCGGCTACCATAACCTGAGCGGGGAGGCGAACATTTACGGGAACAGCGGCCTGGATCCGAAAGGGGAGATCGTGGAGATGGAGGTCCTCCCGACCCAGTTCGTCCTGGACTACTATGACCCGAAGGATCTCTACGGGATCCTGGCCCACGCCCTGGAGGCTAACGGGCGGATCCCCATCGCCAAGGAGAACCTGATGAGATGGAAGAACTGGACCCCAGAGTTCGACGCCCAGACCAGGGTCCACATGAGAGGGATCTCCATCGTCCAGGTGGGCTGGAAGACCTACATGATGAACATCGGGGGCGCTGAGGTGGCCGCCGGGATGCTGAAGAACGGGGGAAGCAAGGGCGCCCTCAGCCCGATCCCAGTCGGCAACCAGGTGACCCGCCTGGACAAGCCCCAGCTGGACGCCGCCAGCGCTTCGGTCAATGCCAGGTTTAACGGCGTGGAGAACATCAACACGATCGGCGTCCTGGCTGGCCCTTACGACTATCTGAACTTCGGGCTCAATGCTGTGGATCTCCAGATCATCCCGATAATGAACCTCACCCTACATCAATGGTGTAGGATGCTGGGCCTCCCGACCGTCCTCTTCGACGCCGAACATACCAGCGACAACAACTACCAGAACGCCCTCAGGGACCTGGTGACTAATACCGTGATCCCCAAGATGTCGAGCTTCCGGGATCAGCTGAACAAGTGGCTACTCCCCCGCTTCAAGGCCGAAGGGAAGTATTTTATCGACTTCGACGCGGCCAGCCTTCCAGAGCTCCAGCGGGACATCGAGAAGCTGGTGAACAGCCTCAGGATGGCCTACTGGCTGACAGAAGACGAGAAGCGGATCGAGATGAACCGCGAGCCCAAGGGTGGGATCTATGCCACCAGCCTGATCCCTTCCGGGATGACCCCGATCGAGATGGCTGGCCAGGATCTGAGCCCCCAGGAGGGCGACCCGGAGGATCCCTTCGACCCGGATAATGGGGACGACAACGAGACCGACGCCTCGAAGCGCCGCAAAAAGATACCCTACTGATGACGCCCAGGGAACGCCGCCAGCTGTGGCCCCTGGTCCTGGTCCGCTTCCCGGTCCTGGTGACAGAGGCGACGTGTAGGATGGAGAGGGACTTCAGGAACCAGGCCAGGGAGAGCTTCCTGGTGAAACTATATAAAAACCAACAAGATGAGCAACGAACAGCCCAAGACCGCGACAGTCTACACCAGGGACGGCCATATCAGGACCTATGAGCTCCGGGATCTTCCCAGGGAAGGCCAGGATCCAGAAGGATGTGATGGCCTGGGGATGGATCCAGAGACCGACACCTTTGTGATCAGGGGATGGATCCACGACTATGAAGAGACCAGCCAGGAGACCGACAGCGGCCCGATCATTTCCCGCCATACTACCAGGGAGGTCCGGGTGGAGGCCCATTTCCTTCCGGCTAATATTTCATTCTACGAGCTCACTATATGACAGCGACCCAGCGACGAGATTATCTTCAGCGGGCTGAGCGGATGACGAACAAGATCATCCGCAAATATCAGCGCCGGATCCAGGCCGACCTGGACGCCCAGGCCCAGGACCTGATCACAGCCGTGAACCAGGGAGGGGCCCAGGCCGTGAACCAGGTCGACTTCGGCGCCTGGGACGCTAGGCTGATGGATACCTACGCCCACCTCTTCAAGGAGAGCTTCTTCACCGCCGCCCAGGCTACCTACACCAGCACGATCAGGGAAGCCAGGAAGCGGATGGGGATGGGCAAGGCGGAGAGCTGGACCCTGGACGTCCAGGACTGGCTCCGCCAGCATGGCCTGAAGCTGGTGACCACGATCACGGGGAACAGCCGCCAGTTATATCTGGACATCGCGAACAAGGCCATCCAGGAGGGGATCGACCAGGGCCTGGGAGCCGCCGACGTCCAGAAGCTGATCACCCAGCGCCTGGCAGATCAAAATTACACCTACTCAGCATATAGAGCCCTCAGGATCGCCAGGACCGAGACGATCCGGGCGGCCAACGAGGGGCACATGAAGGGGGCCGCCGAGCTTCCCTTCCTGGTGAACAAGACCTGGATCGCGGCCCATGACGTTCGGACCAGGAGGATCCCGGACGACGCCTTCGATCATTGGGCCCTGGACGGCGTGGTGGTCCCTGAGGATCAGCCCTTCGTCTCTACATCCAGGAGCGGGGCGACCGTGGAGGCCATGCAGCCGGGCGACATCGAGGCCCCGGCTGGCTTCACAATTAATTGCCGCTGTAGGGTGGCGTTCATCCCCAGGCGGGACGCCCAGGGGAGACTGATCCCCAGGCCAGCCCTGGGAGCAGCACCAGCCCCAGCCAGGCCAGCCATCCCGGCGGTCCAGCTGGTCCCTACCGGCCAGCCGGTCCCTGTCCCAGGGCCACCAGCACCTCCACCGAAGCCTGGGAAGTACATCTTCGAGCCTGGGAAGACCGAGACCGAGACCAGGGCGAACCTGAAGAAACATATCGAGGAACATAGCGGCTATCTGGGCGTCCGGGAGGTCAAGAACGAGTTTACAATGACCCACGACGAGCTGAAGAAGCGCTCCCAGAAGATCGCCGACCTCTTCCGCGAGTACAATATCGACCAGGTAGTGGCCAAGAAGAGCGCCCCCACCATCACCCTGGAGAGCACCAGCGACTCCTTCGGCTACGTTCAGCCAGGGGGCGGAGGCGTGACCGAGGTGAACTTCGGCCACCGCTCGGATCCTTACAACAGGCAATGGAACTTTGTGAACAAGGGGGCCGTCGGGGAGAAGAGCCGGGTGGATAAGGATAACAGTTTTTACGCGACCATCGTCCACGAATTTGGCCACACCATGACCATCGACCGGGGGATCTACTCCAGGGCGGACGATGACGCGACGAAAATCTTCTGGGCGGAGCTGGGGAAGATCCGCAAGGCCTACAGCTCGGAGCTGGGCGTCCTGGCCAGGAAAAAGCTCTACGCGGAGCGGGCGGACATCCACCTGGGGAGCTACGCCCACACCAATATGGACGAATTTCTGGCCGAGGGCTTCACCGAGTACAAGCTCCGGGCTGAGCCCTCTAAATATGCCAAGCTGATCGGCGAGCTGATCGACAAAACCTATAAACGAAAATAGCATGGAAGCGACTGACCTGGTATGTATGAGATGTAAGCACCTCCGCCCCAATTCGGGCGGCTGTGATGCCTTCCCCTTCGAGGACGGCGGGATCCCCTGGGAGATTACCAGCGGGAGCGATAAGCACCTGGGCCCCCTTCCAGGACAGAAGAACGACATCGTCTTCGAGGGAGGAGAGCCTGATCAAGAGGAGGGCCTGGACGATGACAACTAACGAGAGGAGGAGGGCGGCCCTCCACATAAGCCGCCAATACTGGGAAGAGTCTCCAGAGATCCGGGCCTATATCGGCCGGACTTTCGTGATGGTGGCCTTCCAGTTCAACGTCTACCAGAACCGCTTCGAGGCCATCCTGGACCACCCGGATCTCCCGGCGGTCAAGGAAGGCCAGGCCTGGCCCATCCTGGAGATCACCATCACCAGGAGAGAGGGCCAGGAGGACCTGATGACCTGGTCCATCCCGGACCTGTACGCCAGGCGGGGGGACTTCGAGCATAATAAAACGCTAAAACTAAAGCCATGATAACGAGAAAACTTTTCCGCCAGCTCCTCTTCATCTTCTGGACCGTCGTGATCTACCTGATCTTCGGGGCCATCGTCTTCGACTTCGAGCTGGTCCATCTACCGCTCAGGACGATCTACATTATCGGGCTGGTCTCCCTGGTCACCTACCTGGCCCTGGGGACGGCTGACGACAAGATCTAAAGGGGGATGTCAATAACCTGTGAATTGTTTTCCAGGGACTCGAATATTAAAACTTTAATACATTTACGGCAATGATCACGAAAATCATCGATAGTAAGGCCCTAGACGTGGATCTGAAAAACCGGAAGGTAAAGGTGGCCATCTCCTCGATGGAGACCGAAGACCGCGACCGGGACGTCATCGACCTGAAGGCCTGGGACAACACGATCAAGCTGAAGGGCCCCAAGGGGACGAACGAGGTCTGGCACTTGACAGATCACGGATGGAGGATAGCAGACTCCGCCCTCAGCAAATACGAGGAGCTGGGCGTCCAGGGCCACCAGCTCTACGGCGTCGCCGGCTATCGCGATACCTTCCTATGGAGGGAAGTCGCCTGGCCGCTCTACGAGGCCGGGGACATCAACCAGCACAGCGTCGGGTTTAAGATCCTAGCCTCAGAGGAGGCCAAGGATAACAAGCCCCGGATCATCAAGGAGGCCGAACTATGGGAGGGCTCCGCCGTCCTGTGGGGCGCGAACCCCGACACCCAGGTCCTGGACCTGGTGAAGTCACATTTCGCCAACAAGACCGAGAGCCTGGAAGACCGGATCGCTTGGATCTGTAAGGGCGTTAAAAAAGGAACTTACCAGGGGGAGGCGGAGAGCCTTCTGATCCTGGAACTCAAACAGCTGGAGGAAATCTATCTGAACCTGAAGCTAGCCGAAAGGCCCCAGGGCTCCCATGAAAGTGGTGTTTTGGCGAGGACGCTGAAGATCGGGATGGCCACGATCCTGGCAAAATATTAATCATCTTTAAACTGATCAAATAGTGGAAACAAACAAAGAATTAGAGACCTTCCTGGGCGAGGTCGACAAGCGCCTGGCGAAAGGCCAGGAGAATGAAGCCAAGCTGGCTAAACAGCTCCAGGACGAGGCTAAAGCAGCCCGTGAAGAGATGGAAGGCAAGGTGGCCCAGTACAATGAAGACCTAGCCAAGCAGAACCTCACCATCGGCGAGATGAAGGCCAAGGTGGACGAATTTGTGGCCAAGCAGGGCAAGCTCGGAGGAGCGCCTGAGATGGGAAGCAACTATCGCGACATCGAGGGGATCTTCGGTAAAATGATCGTCGACGGGACTGGCGCCCTGGCCAAGGCCTTCGAGAAAAAACACGTTAACCTGGAGACCAAGGTGGTCGGCGATATGACTACCGCCAACAACCACACCGGGAACGTGGCGATCACGCAATTTAACCGCCCGCCCCTGGTGTTCCCCCAGTTCAGGCACATGAGATCAATCATTAACGTGGTCCCATCTGACACCCTGGCCGTGGATTACCCAAGGGAGAAAGTCCCAGACGGCGAAGGATCTTTCGGTCCCCAGACTGAAGGACAGGACAAGGCCCAGGTCGACATCGACACCCAGATGATCAGCCTGACGCTGGACTTCGAGGCTGGCTATGCGACTGTGACCCGCCAGATGCTGATGAACGTCCCCTGGCTTCAGAACTATCTGACCAGGAAGCTGACGGAAAAATTCTATCGCCGTGAGGACGTGAAGGTCCTGAACCTTCTGGACTCCCTGGCGACAGCTTCAGCGTCTTCCGCTACTGTGGTAGCTGAGGCCCTGATCGATATGATCGCCGAGGTGGATAGCTACGGCTACGCCGCTGACGGGATCCTGACCACGCCGCTCCATTGGGCTGGTATAATGAAGACCAAGCCGGTCGATTACTCCGTCCCTGGTGGCGTGATAATCTCCCCAACTGGCGAAGTCCTGGTGGCTGGTTTGCCGCTGTACAAACATCAAAACGTGACAACCGGCAAGATCTACGTCGGTGACTTCACGGCGCTGTATATTGTGCAGGGTGGAGCCTTCTCGATCAGAACGTCCGAGCACCACAATGACAACTTCACCAAGAACAAGGTGACCTTCCTGGCAGAAGCGCCGATCGGCGTCGCCCTGGAAGCCGCCCAGGCCTTCGTGAAGAAAACCCTCTAACACAGGCTTTTTTTGCTTTGGTGTTTATATTTTGAGTTTAGGCCGGCGGGAGGGCCCTGTAGGTCCTCCCCCGGCTTTTTTAATACCCTGTAGTTTATGCCGATAGGAGCTTTGTCCACCATCGTCCCAGTCACCAGGAGCGTCCTCCTGACCCAGGCCAAGAGCGTCCTGGATCTGGGGATCGGCTTCGGGATTAATGGGGCGGCCGTTCGGAACTGGAAGGACGCCGGCGTGGAGCCCTTTGAGACCCGCCTGGTAGGCGTGGAAGGCTTCCCCCAGTACAGGACAGCGGTCTGGGATCTCTACGATGAGATCCACGAGATGACCATCCAGCAATATCTGAAGACCAAGACCGAGAAGTTCGACGCGATCCTGATGACGGACGTGATCGAGCATTTCGATAAAGAGGAGGCCCTCCTGGTGATCTCCAGGATGAAGGATCTCCTGAACCGCCGCGGCGTGATCGTGATCGTCACCCCCGCCATCTGGATCAATCAGGGAGCCTACAGAGGCAACGAGCTAGAGACCCATAAATCACTATGGACCCCGGACGACTTCCGCGCCCTGGGCTTTGCTATCATCCAGGACGGAAGCCTGGACCCGTATGGCTACCGGATGATCGTGGCCGAATACCTGTATAAATGAACAAAAAAATATTAGCCGCCGTCCACCTCTACCCGCCGAAACACCTTTGCGGCGGGGAGATGTATCTCCACCGCCTCCTGAAGAAGCTCCAGGGAGAAGGCTGTGAGGTCCGCGTCCTCCTTCTCAACGCCCAGTTTTATGGCATTACCAGGGTCTACGTCTACGACGGGATCGAGGTCTACCCGAACGATCGGGACGTCATCCTGGCGAACCTGGAATGGACGGACGCCTTCATCACCCATTTAGACTACACCCAGCAAGTAATCGGCTACGGCCTGGTCTACAAGAAGCCAGTCATCCACCTGGTCCACAATAATCACCGCCGCCCCGATATTCTCCAGGAGAGGATCGGCCAGGCGATAATCTATAACAGCGAGCACGTCGCCCGCTCGATCGACTACCCCTTCCCTTCCATCGTCCTCCATCCCCCCTGCAACTGGAGGGACTGGGACGATGACCAGGATCACAGCCAGGCGGACTTCATCACCCTGGTGAACCTGGACGGGAACAAGGGCGGGAAGATCCTCACCCAGATCGCCCTGGCCATGCCGGACAAGCGCTTCCTGGGCGTGACCGGGAGCTACTCCTCCCCACCGGAGGAAGGCCAGCACGTCCGCCAGCCCGCTAACGTGACCGTGATCCCCAAGACTTCCAGGATGAAGTCCGAGGTCTATGGGCGGACCAGGATCCTGATCGCCCCGTCTAAATATGAGAGCTGGGGGATGGTGATGACTGAGGCGATGGCCTCCGGGATCCCCGTGATCGCCACCGCCCTCCCTGGGCCGATGGAGAACTGTGGGGAGGCCGGGACCTACATCGAAGACCGTGAAGACATTGACGCCTGGATCCGAGCCATTAGGTCCACGGAAAACCAAACAACCTACCACGAGAAGGCCCTGGCGGCGAGACAGAGATCCAGGGAACTGGATCCTGAAGTCGAGCTACAGGTCGCCGCCGACTGGATTAAAAAAGTTAGTTATTTTCATTTACTACAGTCTGAAAGGGGGACCGTCTCTACGGCCGCCCCTATTATTTCAAACAGATCCAAGGATGGAAAATTTACCAAGAAAGAAGCCGGAGCGAAGCCACCAGCCCAAGCGGGAGCGAAGTCACCGGCCAAAAAAGCAACAGCATGAACACAATAATAAGTTTACCGATCGTGACCACCGACCTGGCGACCGAGCCGGTGACCCTCCAGGAAGCCAAGGACTGGATGGCCGTGAAGACGACCGAGGAGGATGACATCATCGAGGACCTGATCACCAGAGCCCGCCAGATGGTGGAAAAATACACCGGGCTGAGCTTCGGGGAGAAGGAGATCACCGCCGTGATCCACGCCGATGGCTGTGGGACGCCCTACGCCTTGCCCTATGGGCCGACGATCTCCATCACCTCAGTCCTGAACCGCGTGGCCTTCAGCTCCTCGGAGGTGATGGTGGACGGCCAGGACTACCAGCTCCAGGCTGGCCTCTTTGTGTGCAGGGTCGCGGGCCTGATGGAGATCATCTACCAGGCGGGCTTCCTGGTCCTACCGGAAGAACTGAAGGGGGACATCCTCAGGGTGGTCGCCTGGCTCTTCCAGAACAGGGGGATCCGCTTCGAGGCCGACACCGAGCCGCTTCCCTTCCCTGAGTGGAACAGCCTGGCCGCTAACAAGTACGTTCAAACCGTCGTATAAATGAGCAGTAAACAGAAGCCGATCACGATCACCTCCAAGGACATCACGACGATGTCTAACAAGCTCCGCCGCCTGGGCCCGACCTATGCCAGGATCGTGGAGATGGAGATCGCGGCCACAGCTGTGGACATCGAGAGGATGGCCAGCCAATGGGCGCCGATCGACAAGGGCTTCCTGAGGAACTCCATCAAGGCTTCCAAGATGGCCAGCTCCACCTGGAAGGTGAGCGCTCAGGTATTTTACGCGGCCTTTATGGAATTTGGGACCGGGACGATGGTGGAGATCCCCCGCGGGATGGAAGCCTACGCCAAGGACTTTATGGCTCCCAGGCCCGTGAAGATGGAAGTGAACATCCCCGCCAGGCCCTTCTTCTTCCCGGCTTACCGGAAGGGGATCAAGGACCTCCAGGGACGCCTGGCCGATGAACTGAAACGAGCAACACAAAAGTAAAATATGAAGGATCCAGCTGAGTCAATAACGAACATTTACGCGGGCCTCCTGGGCGGGCTGACCTATGGAGGCCAGGCCGTTCCCTTTTTTACCAGCGAGCCCTGGCAGTCGGTCCCCGATTACTTCGTCACCCTGCAAAATATTGAGATGAGCCCGGAGAACGACGACGCCCGCTTCAGATCTGTGGCGACCGTGACCCTGGACATCGTGACCAAGATGACCGGACAGAACACCAGGACCCAGGCGAACGCGATCGCCACCCAGATCCTCCAGGCCCTCCTTCCAGGAACAGGCCACCAGGACGGGGACTTCGATGTCTGGATCCGGGAAGCCTCCAGCCCTGGCTTCCTACATAGCCAAAAAGGACCTGTTAATATCAATCGTAAGATCTTAAATATCGATAATTACATCACCGAAAAAACGTAAAACTATGAGTGCAGTCCCTGGGCGGCTTGTCCCCCTCCTTCTATCATTTGACGGCGGCGCCACCTACAAGACGCTGATCTGTTTACAACAATTCGACGAGGCGATCGACGCCCCGATCGACGAACAGGAAACAGATTGTGGGAAGGTCACATCGCCGGGAACCATCGGCGCCGTGGTGAACTTCCAAGCTATTTGTGAGACGAATCCGTCGGCGTCTCAATGTACCCTCCAGGATTGCAAGCTGGCGATCAAGGCGGGGACCCTGGTCTGGGTGAAGTATCAGAACCCAGCCGACGACTATGTGGCGGAGGGCGAGGCCTTCTTCAGCAATTACGCCGCTTATTTGTCCAACGTGACCACGACCAAGGTGACAGCTCAGGCCATCGCCTTCAGCGGCACGATCAACTCGACCGGCGACATCGACGTGGAAGTATAACTTTTAAAACTGTAGTAATGAACAATAACGAACAACCGCAAACCGGCGGATATATCCGCGCCTACATCCTGGGCGAGGACCGGGGCCTGAAGTTTGGGAACCTGGCGGCCGAGAACATCATGGTCAAGCTCACCCAGCTGGGGATCGCCACCGGGGGCGCTAACTACTCCGGGGCGATGATCTCCACCATCATTTACTGGGGCCTCTTCTGTAACTGTATAGCCAAGGAAGAGACGCCGGACTTCTCCTTCGAGGACGTGATGGACTGGGTCGATGACGTGACCGATGAGCCGACGCCGGAGACCGCTGAGCTCCTCACCAGGATCGTGAGAACTTACGAGGATAGCAAGGCGGCGAGGAGCGTGATGACCAAGCTGGAGAAAGCCGTCGAGGAAATAAAAAAAAAGGGGGCGGAGATCCAGGGCCAGATCTCGGCACTAGAGAAGGATGGGAACACCTCCGGGGGATCGCCCTCGGAGAGCTAGGGATCACCGAGAAGGACTACTTCACGATGACCCTGGGGAGCCTTCTCCTGGCTTACGACCGCCGCAAGGATAACCTGGAGCGCCAGGACCTGGAAGCCTGGAGGCGGACCCGCTGGCTGGGCTTCGTGATGGTCCGCCTGATGGGAGACCCTAAGAGTGCACCCGCTACGCCTGAGGGCCTTTTACAGCTCCGTGGCGACGAGCCAGAGAACAGCCCGATCAATGGCAGCCCAGAGGAACAAAGGGCCTTTTTTGAGGATCTGAGAGCCCAAGGGTGGGCAATTTAAAAAGATAACTATGGAACAAGCGCTGGAGATAGTCATCAAGGGGGACGTGGTCCAGGTCACCAAAAGCCTGGACGACCTCCAAAAAGAGTTCACCGCCCTGGAGAAACAACTGAAGACCAAGACCGGCCAGGCCTTCGTCGATGCCAACAAGGAGCTGGACAAGCTCAGGATCACGATGGACAAGGTCAAGAACATCGGCCGGACCGGCTTCGATAAGTTTGGAGACTCCGCTGACCAGGCTGGCAAAGGGATCAAGAAGGTGGGAGCCGCCGCTGGCGACGCCGCCCCGGCCCTGGCTTCTATGGGCCAGGTCGCCAGGGATCTCCCCTTCGGCTTCATCGCGATCCAGAACAACCTCCCGATTATGGCCGATCAGTTCACTAACCTGATCAAGGCCTCCAAGGGCGTCGGCGGAGCGCTGAAGGCCCTGGGTGGCGCCCTCCTGGGACCCGCGGGGATTTCCTTCGCCCTGGGCGCGATCATCGCCCTGGTGACTGGCCTGATAAACAAATATGGATCCCTGGGCAACGCCATCGACGAGCTCTTCAAAAGCGAGAGCAAACACGCCAAGCTGATGAAGGAGGTCGCTGAGGTGAACAAGGCCGCCGGCGAAGCCGCCGGGACTGAGATCGCCCGCTTCCGCTTCCTGGCGGACACCATGCAGAACACCGCCCTGGCGATGGACGTCCGAACGGACGCCATGAAGAAGATGAAGGACGAATATGGTGTTTATCTCCAGAACCTAAAGGACGAGGATCTCCTCAATGGGGACCTGAAGAAGTCGACCGAGGACGTGACCACCGCCCTGATCGCCAAGGCTGTGGCCACCGCCGCCGTCGCCAAGGCCAGCGCCCTATCCGGCCAGATCGCGGCCAACACCCTCCAGGACGCGGAGGATCTGAAGGAGATCACCAGACTCCAGGCGGTCGCGGACAAACAGGCCGCCAGTACTCAGGGCAAGGCCGAGACCTCAGGGGCCGCCGGGACCAGGAGAGACATCGAAGCCCTGAAGGCTTCCATCGTCACCAGGCAGAAGGAGAACAAGGTCCTGGAGGAAAATATCGCCTTCTTCCTGAACCTGGCCCAAGCCAAGAACCAGGCAGCCGGAGCTGGGGCCATCTCAGAGGACAGCCCGGAAGAGCGGGCCGCCAAGGAGAAGGCCGCCAGGGACAAGATCCAGGCCGCCAAGGATAAGGAGGACCGCGAGCGCCTGGCAGCGGAGAAGAAGATCCAGGAGATCCAGAAGGGAAGGATCCAGGCAGAACTGAAGGGGATCAATGACCAGATAAAAAAGGTCGGCGAGCTCACCCAGGCCTGGCTATCCCTGGGACTGTCCAGGATCGACATGGAGGAACAGCTGGCCCTGATCGGAGAGACTGATCCCCAGACCATCCAGACGATCAAGGATAACGCCAAGGCGGCCAGGAAGGCCCTGGTGGAAGCCTTCAAGACCAACCGGACCACCGCCGGGAAGCTAGACTTTACTTCCATCTTCGACCTGGATCCTGTGGCCGCTGGTAAGCGCTGGGCGGACTTCCTGAAGGAGGTCAAGGCCAACGCCGCCAGGGGAGCGAGCACCGCCCCGGATCTCCCCGAAGGACCGCTCCAGCAAAAGATCCCCGAACAGAAGAAGGAGATCCGCCTCAGCGACTCAGCGAGTAAGGCCGTCCAGACAATGATCAGCGACCTGGCCCTGATGACGACTAAGACGGAAGCGGCGGCCAGCGCCTTCGCCACCGTCCTGGCCCCGGCCATCGACGCCGCCTTCGGCGCCCTGGCGGAAGGTAGGAACGTGATCCAGCAAGTCGGTGAAGCGATGAAGCGCCTGGTGATCCAGATCGCCGCGACCGTGGTGAAGGCCGCGATCCTGGCGGCCATCCTTTCGGTGATCTCCGGAGGATCCGCCAACGCGGCCAAGGGAGGGAAGAGCTTCGGCGAGTTTTTCACCGGGATGTTGAAGGGCCTGGCCCAGGCCAAGAGCTCCACCGGGGGCGCTGGTGCGGGCTTCACCGGAGCCGCTTCCTCAGCCCTCACCCCATCCTTCTCCGGCTTCGGTGGAGGGATGGCCATCCAGATCACGGGCGAGCTGACTGGACGCGGGACGGACCTGGTCGCCACCTTAGACAATGCGAACGCTAGAATAAGAAGAACCGGATAAAATATGAGCTACCCTTCAGGAACTTACGCCGAGAAGTATAGGATGACCTTCTTCACTCCGGAAGGCGACACGGCCACCGTCCGCTTCCGCTACCGGGACGCGGGCCTGGGGCTGATCGCCCACCTGGATCCTGGCGCCAGGCCCTTCGTGATCTCCGAGTTTAACGGATCCGGGGATCTGTTTAAGCATACCCGCGGGATGATGGCCACGATCCAGATCGTGAACACGAACGGGATCCAGATGGATGACTTCATCGCCGCCGAGGACGCGGAGATCGTGGTCGACCTGGAGATTAATGGCTCCCTCTTCTGGCGCGGGATGCTGATCCAGGACGACTTTGAAGAGCCTTGGAGCGACCGGGCTCACTACATAAACCTCCGGGCCACCGATGGCCTGGGGACCATCTTCGGGGAGCTGGAGCTCCCAGCTACCGGCGGCCAGGGGACCATGCTGGACTACCTGGCGGTCGCCCTGTGGGATCTCCCGAACAGCCTACCCCTGACAGTAAGCCGATATTATGCTTGCAACCTCTTCTATGAAGGGATGAACGACCGGGCCGATGGAACCTACACCCCCCTGGACCAGGTCACCACCGACGTGAGGACCTTCCAGGGCGACAACCGGGCCAAGACCCTGGAGAAGATCCTCCAGGCCTGGGGGATGACCGTCTTCCAGGTGGCGGGCTCCTGGAACTTCATCCGCCTGGAGGAATACCTGAGCGGCAACCCGATCAAGTTTATCAGGATCGGGGCGGTCACCAGGACGAACATCACCCCGGCGGACAACTTCATCCAGGTCGGTAATAATGAGAACGTGAAGGTCCTGGCTCCTGATATGCTTCGGGGGATCCGCCGGCCCTTCACCAAGACCAAGGTGAAGTTTTTCTACCACTACCCCGACGAGATCTTCTGTAACCAGACTTTCCAGGCTGGCGCCGTGATCATCCCGACCCTCGTCACCTTCGAGATCGACTGCTGGACCCTGGAACAGGCCCCGCTCAATGACGCCCCGGCCGCCAGCTCCGCCGACTGGTGGAGGGAAGAGGAGAAGGACGTGGACGGGAACATCCTGGATAATTACGCCTATATCGGGCCGGCCGCCCTGGAGACCTGGATGACCTCCCAGCCGATGTATCTGAGTAAGGAGGACGCCTTCGACTTCTCCGTCGAATACAAGAACAGCGAGCCCACCAGCACGACCGTGAACATCGCGATCATCCAGTTCTGGGGAGACTCAGGCCAGCGCTACACGATGGACGACGATGGTGTATGGATCCCGGCCACAGGGATCTGGAGCGGGATGATCCAGCACCTGACCCTCGTCTACGCCACAGGAGAGAGCGCCCTGGACTGGAAGCAATACGCCCAGCGGTCCAAGAAGGTCCCAGAGCCTGGCTATGTGGTGATCCGCCTGGCCCACGCCGTCGGGGCCGCCGACTCGGTCCAGTTCAGGAACCTGGAGATCGAGATCCGGGAAGCCTCCAAGCTCCCCGGCGTGATCGGCGACTTCGACCGCTACACGATCCCCCAGTTCTGGGCCCAGGACTACGAGGAGGAGATCTTCCTGGACGACACGAACAACCGCCAACACAGGGGCGCCCTCTTCTTCGCGGGCCAGCTTACCGGAGATCGCTGGTATCGGATGGACTACCCAGCCGAGCGGCTGACCTTTAAGCGCCACAAGGCGATCAGCCTGATGTTACAACACCAGCGGATCAGGATGAAGCTGGAGGTGGTGATGCTGGGGCTGAAGCGACCCGACGGGACGCCGCTGTGGATCCATAACCGGATCGTCTTCGTGGACGACGCCCCTGGTAAAAAGTTTATGATCGCGAACCTGAAGGAGATGGACTTCGCGAGCGGCCGCTGGTCGGCCACCCTGGTGGAGATCTGGGACGACGTCCTGGACTCCACCGACGACTCACTCTACCCTCCGCATGACTTTGCTAACATTTACGAGAAAGATGTGTAAATCTTTTTTGCCCCAGATCTGAGCGCCTGGCTAAATTAGGGCTATGGCTGACGTCGTTCGTGGTAAATTTTGCATCCTCTACATGAAGCTGGGCTCGGTTTACTACCCGATAGCTTGCACCCAGACCGTGGAGATCATCACCTCCGTGGAGATGCTGGAGCTAGCGCCCAGGACGGCGGGAGACTTCCCTGACTTTGAATATGGAAAATTTAATGGACAGATCTCCGGGACCGGGCTGACCAAGATCGTCACCTCCCCGGATAACCTCTACACGATTTTTGACATCTTCAGCTATCAATGGAACAAGCAGAAGGTCCTGGTGAAGTATGTTATCGAGGATCCCCAGGGGAACATCAAGGTCTTCGAGGTGCTTTGCCTGATCCAGTCGGTCGGCCTTTCCAAGAGCTCCGGGGCCATGCTGGGCCAGAACTTCAGCCTACTGATGAGCGGCCAGCCCGTGATCACGACCACGCCGGTCGCTAACGAGAACCCCCAGATCCTGACCGCTGAGTTCACCGCCACCGGGGGAGAGACTTCCCTGGATATGTCGGCTGTGTTCGTGAGCGACTCGGTGACCATCCTGGTCTTCTATCTGAACGGGCTCAGCAAGGCCGTGAAGATCTACCCGGCGGGCTATACGTCCGACCAGGTGAGTTACAACGAGGCGACCCAGGTCTTCACCTGGATCACTCCGCTGACCGCTGGAGACTACATAAAAATATTATACATTGACGTGGACAGCGTCCCCATCCCGCCGCCAGAGATCCCGGTCACCGCCAGGGACATCGGCGACGGCGACGTGAGAGTGGACGGATCTGGAGACTATAGAATATACAGCTAGATGGTGGCAGCTATTCAATATCAATTCAAGGGAACCGAGACCGGGCCGGTCTACATCCACCCGATGGGTGGCCACCGATGTCTGGACGTGATCTTTAAGGGCGAGAGCCTGGAGATCGGTCCAGCTTGCACCGTGGACGAGGAGACCGGGGCCGTCCAGGTCCTCCTGGCCATCGCCAGGACGGACGAGCTCCTGGTCCTGTTTGTGACCAAGCCCTGGTTTGATACTGGCGAAGTTGAGCCACCACCATCGGGAGGCGGGACGGACTTCGTGATCGGGGACGGGGACTTTAGTGGAGATTTTTATTAAATTTAGAGCTATGAACGAGATCACCGCCAGGGCCCTCCAGGAACTTATCCAGCGAGCGATCGCCGCCGATGGTGACCTGGTCAAGTGGAGCGACCTCCTGGCCATCCTGGGGAAGCTGAAGATCCCGGACCACCCGACGCCTCCCCTGAAGGCGAGGAAGTTATCCGGTCTCCAGGTTTTTAATAATGACGCCCAGGCGGGAGCCGGCGGCCTGGTGAGCGGGGACCTGTATAGAACAAATAATGGAGCAGTACAAGTAAAAATATAAAGCTATGGGTAAGACGATCAACCAATTGACCACAAACATCGGCGCCAGCCTGAACGCCAACACCGAGCTGGAGGGACAGCTGAGCGGATCCGCTTCGACGGGCAAGTTCACCCTGACCCAGCTGAAGGCCGCCCTGGACGCCCTGGTGGGTGGCGGAGACGTGACACCGCCGACGATCCTGACCCTGACCCTGATCGCGGGAGAGTCTAACAAGATCACCGTCGGCTTCGATGAAGCGGTCACCATCACGACAGCGGGATGGAGCGCCCTGAAGAACGGCGTGGCCTGGGCGATCTCTAGCGTGGCGGCCGGGACCGGCTTCCAGAAGAAGTTCACGATGGCCTCCGACGCCGTGGCTGGCGACGTGGTGACCTTGTCCTATAACAGCGCGACGGGATCCACGACCGACAGCTCCGCCAACGAGCTAGTGAGCTTCACCAACGGCCCGGTGACTAACTACCTGACCGCCGTGACGGTCGGCGTGGTCGACGATGAATTTATCGGAGCCGCGGCGACTGACATCCTTTCGCACACCCCGACGGTGGGCGGTATTGTTTCAAAAGTTTATAGCTCGACCGGCGTCGGCGTGACTAACGGGGACGGGACCGCGAAAGAAGCCGCTCCACATAGTACAGCGTCATATTACACCTATGCGAACAGCTTCGCGGGGGAAAATCAAAAAGTTATTTTGCGCGTTAAGAAGACGGCGATGATCGGCGTGGCGGACTTCGACGTCGTCGAGATCCAGCTCCGGGCTGATACTTCAGGCGCTTTAATTACCTGTTATTACTTGCAGCTAATTGACGCGGGAACCCCTTCAGGCTGGACGATGGGCCTCTACCAGAAGGTGGACGGCGTGAACACCGCGATCGGGTCCCC